GCGCCGACTCCGGCCAATCGCCACGGGAATTTGTAAAGACCGAAGAATTCAAAGGAACGTCTTGAACAAGATTGCAATCGTCATGGCGAGATTGGTGCCGGCGATCCACTTTAACAAAGTCAGATCGGTTTCAATCTTCGCCGCTCTATTCTCGTATCCCGCAGCCTCCTCGGCAGCGGCGCGCGCCTTGTCGTCCGGCACGTTGCCGGCCCGCAGCGCGTCGTAGAGCTTCGCCATCATAATGGTCATTCATTCCTCTCCTACGGGCGATGCCGTCACGCGCTTAGCCGGCGGCGTGTCACTCAGAAAGGCCCAGATGCAATAGGTCTTCGGGTCCGGCTCGGGCTCGCGTGGCTTGTTGGGGTCAATCTTACGAATATCGTATGTCATTGTCGGCACAACGCAAAACCATGCCATCGGCAACGGATCATATGCCGTATGCCCAGGCGCCAAGGGGACGGCGCTTTTGAGGGTCTCGGCGGGAGACTTTCGGACAACGAGATATTCCTTCGTTAGACCGCCGAGATCTCCGCAATAACGAACCTTCCCGTCAACGTACAATGGAAGCGGATTGGGTCGCACGGCTCGAACGATCGCCATCTCGCGATCGATGGCGAGACTGTCCACGTAGAACTGCGCGCCGCGATAATTACCTAGCGTCCGCAGCCGCAGCAATTCGCGTGCGTCGCCATAAAACGTGCAGCCTTGGGGAACCTCGCCTTTGAATTGGACGGTTTCGCCCACTTCGAGCGCATGCGCGGGCGAGGATGCGACGATCAACGTCGCGAGGAATAGAGCTTGAGCAAAACGCATTTCAGTTACCCTTTCAAACTAATGGTTGCCGGGACATGCCCGGTCGTCGGGATACGTTCGACAGAAATCGCGACGAGGCGGTCGAACTCGCGATCGATTTGTTGGTCGAGAAGCGTCGTCGACGCAGAGTCCGATATAGGCCAGCGCTTGCTCGCGGGTCATTTCAAAGCCCTGCGCTTTGTTGCCCTGGCGAGGGATTCTTCGTCTGAAATCACCGCGCCCCAGGGTTTGACCAAAGCGCCGTCCCTTTTCCGCGAGACAAGCACTTTATCAAGATCAGCAAGCTTCTTGCGGATGGGGTCTGCCTCGGCGACGAGTGCGGCTATGGCCGCCTCCTTTTCGCGCAGTGCTGCTTGCAGCAAACGGCGCATGAAGTGATGAGTTGGCTCGCGGGTCATCTCGGTTCTCCTGTCGCGGTGGCGAGGCGCTTGCGAAATAGCTCAGGCTGGTTCTTGAACGAGTCGAGCAGATAGAGCCGAGAGGCATGATGGCTCTGCCAAATAGAGCGGGAGCAAAGCGCATCATGGTGCTGTGTCCTCAAGTTTGTGGATGCGATTATTCATCCGCGCGATTTGCGCATGCGTCGCGCGGGTCTCCTGCAAAAGCGCCGTCAGGGTTCCGTCCTGCCGCAGCACGATGGAGGTCAGCACGGCCATATCATCGCGCACGCCCGCGACGTCGCTAACGAGACGCTCGATCTGGCGAGCAATAAAATTCAAATCCGGTTCGCTCATCGATCAACTTCCTTTTTTTGGAATGCGACGATGTTGTCGGCCGGCGCCTCGTCGGCCAGCAAGCCGCGCCGGGACAGCTCGTCGCCGTGCGAGGCGATGTGCTTGGAATAGTTGCTCTCGATCATGGCGACCGACGTATCGCATTGCGCGGCGATGAGCCGGATCGGGACGTTGGCGAGCAATTGCCGGACGATCGCCGAATGGCGCAGCGCGTAGGTCGTGACCTCGGCGGGATCGAGCCCGATGCTTTGGACGAGCTTGCGGCGGTTATAATGCTTCAGCGGCTCGCGCGGCCAAGTCGAGCCGTCGCCCTGGCACAACAGAAGCGCGGTTGCCGGGCGGCCCGCGGCCGCGGCTTGCAGCCGGTGCGCCAGGCCAAGCGTGATCGGGACCGGGACTTGCTCCATCTTGCGCTCGATCCGATCGCGGCTCCCGCCCTTGCCCGAGCGCGGGATCAGAAGCCGCGGCGACCGCGGGTCGGCTTGCAGATCGGCAACCGTAAGCCTGATGGCCTGCGACGGCCGCGTCCCGGTGACCGCCAACACGTCGAACAGTAGCCCGAGCGCCGGATCGAGCGCATAGGCCGCGGCGACGAAGGCGCGGACCTCGGTGTCGGTTAGGATGATGTTGCGCGCCCGGCCGGCGCCCGGCAGCGGCTTGAGCCCGATCTTGAATTCGGCCTGATTGCGGATGCGCGGATCGTTTTCGCCGGCCTGGACGAGCGCGGCGCGCAGCCCCTTGACCATGCGGTTGACGCTGGCCGGCGCGCGGCCCTTTGAGGCTATGCCTCCGACGAGGCTGTTGCGCCACCGCTTGAGCTCGCCGGCGGTGAGAAGCTGCACCGGCTTCTCTAGGAGCGCGGACGGCATGGCCTTCCGCGGGCGCCGCACATTCGCGATGTCGGCCCCGCGCGCCTTGAGATCGAGCTCGTAGCCGTCGAGGGCCTCGCCCACCGTTACCGGCCGGCTATCGTCCACCGGCGCGCCAGGCTCTTGCCGCGCGAGCTTCCTCGCCTCGTCGATGGCCTGCCAATAGCCTAGGACGGTCGGTGGTGCGGCTTCCTCGAGGTCGTCGGCAATGGCAAGGCGTTTGATCCAAGTCGCCCCGTGGCCGATTACGCGAACCGACCAAGTGCCGGCGCCCTCGTTGCGGCGGTAGCCGAGCGAGATGCCAGGCGCGATCGTCGTCCAATACGGCTTCTTGGCGGGCGCCAGCTTGGCGCGGGCGGTCGGGCTGTCGAGCTTGGGGTTTCGAGGCTTCGGCATGTCCAGTGTCCACTTAGTGTCCACTACACGGCTATGCACGGCGGTGGACGGCTATGCACTCATATGCACTTGTTTTACCGATAAATCAAAGGCTTCTCGCATCTTAAGGCATTGCTCAGTTTAGCATTAATACGCCCCGAGGGAGCGTCCCTAAATCTAAAAAACGATAATAATATCAAAGACATACAAAAGAAAAAGGCTGCAGTGTCCATTTAGTGTCCACTAGAGCTGTGGACCCCGGCGGGTCCGGCGAAAGAGAAATATCGCTTTGGACGCGGGGGGGAAACGGGGGGAAAACGGGGGGAGAAGGAAGGGAAAAGGAAGGGAGAAGGTAGGGAGAAGGTAGGGAGAAGGTAGGGAGAAGGTAGGGAGAAGGGCCAAGGCGCCGACGTACCTCGACGTACCTCCCAACGTACCCGGTACGTCGGAGCGCCCGGCGGGCGCCCAGGGCGCGGGCTCTTAGAACGGATCGAACGGCGTGAACTTGCCAAAGCGCGGGCGGACGATCGCCGTCTCGAGGACGGTCGCCGCGGCGCCGGCCTCGATCGAGCATGTGATGTCCGGCTCGGACCTGCCCGCCCGGAATAGCCCTGCGCCGTCGAGTGGGTCGGCGCCCATGCGTTTTAGCTGCCGGCAGGCATCTAGGAGCGGCTGGCGCGAACGGCCCACCAGCGGCGTCCCCGGAACGGAATAGAGCCATATGCCAGGGCGGACCTCGGCGCCGAGCAAAACCCGGATCATCCCGCCGCCGCCGGCAGAAGCGCGAGGGCCTCCGCGCGCATGGCCGGAAGTGCGGCCAAGGCTTCCGCCCCTTGCAGCCGGGCGATCTCCTCGAGCTTCGGATAGCCTGAGTCGATCGAGGCGAGCACCTCGGCGCGCGTCGCCGGTCGGCCCTCCGCGAACCATAGCGTTTCGATGGGATCGCCCAGCGAGAACAGAACTCCGGGCGTGCTCCCTGGAATGCTCGGCGGCCGGAACATCTTGAAAGTCTTAGTGACCCATACGCACACCGCGCCCGGGTTGCGCAACAGGCCGAAGCCCGGCGGCGGCATGAAATGCTCGATCAGCTCGCCGTCCTGCATGAGGCCCTTGGCGTTGCGGACCATGTTTGGCTTTGACAGGAACGGGCAGACCCGCGCCGCATAGATCGCACATTCGCGATGCGACGCCGGCTCGCTGATCACCCGATTGATGGCGCACATCGGCCCGATGACGAATGCCTTGTTGGTCCCGCCGCGATTGCCGCAGACCCAGCACAAATTCATTCTGACGGCAGCGGTGATCTTGCTCGGATCGGTGATGCGGAAATCGGGCACGCCGTAGCCGCGCGAGCAAGGCTTGCCCTTGTCGAACCACTCCACAAACCACGGCACCGGGAAACCTTCCGGGGAAATCGGCAGGTTGCGGATGCGCTCCGGCATGTGGTCAAGATCAACGCTGCGGTTATAGCTGGTCATTGCAACACTCCTTTCCGTTTCAATTCGCTTTTCCGCGGGCACCAAAATAGGTGATCAGCTCGAGCACCGATCGTTTGGTGACGCACAGCTCGTCGCCCGGCTGCACGCCGCGCTTTGCAAGGCACCCGACGCACACGATCCGCGCGCCCTTCGGCGTATGCGGGCGGCGCTGCACGCTGGCGCCGCAGCCGCAAACGTCGAGCACGTTGTCGGCAAGGATGAGCGGCTCGCCGGCTTTCGGCGCCAGCATGCAGACCAGGGCAACGTCGTCGTCGCTCATAGCTCGGCCATCCATTCCTCGTCGCCGAACAGCACGACCACCGGGCCGCAGAGATAGTCCGGCGCGGACGTTGCCGGCGGCTGGCCCTTGGCCCGTGGCCGGCGGCGCAGCGCCTCGTCCCAGCAAATATGCGCCACGCCATTGTAGGGAAGCTGCTTGCGCTTGCCGTCCTCATCGGCGAACGCGACGCAGCGTCGCCATTGGCCGCCATGAAATATCTCGTTGAAATAGGGCACGACCTCGAGGTGGCCGCCGACCGCCTTCTGCAACGCCGACAGTTCGATCGGCATCCTATATTCCGTCACCGATGGCCGGCCGGCGACCGGGATGACCAGCATGGTGCCTTTCATAGCCCGTGCGCCTCGCTGATCTTGCGCTCGTTGGTTTCGCCTAGGATGAATTCCACATCGATGACATCGCCGTCCTTCAGCGTGGGCCAGTTGTTTCTGATGTAGTCGTGGGCCACCCGGTGCGTGCGCGGGTTGCTCGGCCAATCATAAGGATCGTAAGCCACGCCGCGGCATTGGGCATTGATGTAAATGATGCAGCTCTCGTCGATCCCGCCGCTATAGCCGTCGCGCCGAAGTAGATAACGCTGCGCTTCATTGAGCGGCACGGGCCGAATGCAGATCACCGGCACGAACTTCCCCGCATCGCGAATTTCCAAACATTTAATTTCCATTTTACTGCTCGGTCACAAAATCTCGGTGGTGATCGCGCGCACCTGTTCGTTGGTCATCCACCATTCACGATGCTGCGGGATTGGCGCGATGGCTTTCCATTTGAACCGTTGATGAAGCCGCAAGGCGAGCTCGTCGTCGTCGAGCGCATGGGCCAGGAGCGCGAGCGCGAGCTGCGCCGGTCCCGACCCGCCGTATCCCCATTCGAAGCCGGTCGGCGAGTGGTTGTCGAGATCGAGCCGCAGGGCGAGTGGCTTGCCGTCCGCCTCGACGTGCGCGGTGCCGTCCTTGTCGCGCCAGCCGTGATATGCCGATGCGCCCATCATTCCGCCTCCTCGTCCTCGCCCAGAGCCCAGGCCAGATCGACGAGGCCATCGATCAGGCAGCGCGAGCCGCGGCTAGCGCAATCATACCGGCAGACGCCCGCATGGTAGCGGCACCGCAGCGGCGCCAGGCGATCGTCGTAAGGTTCAAGCTCGGTGGTCTTCCAAAAATCATACGTCATTGCCATTGCGTCCCCTCAATCGTCGCTTGCGGAAGGGCGAGCCAGGCGGCGCGCGGAGCTCCTTGTCGCGGCATTGCAGCGCCGCGGCGATTTTCTCGAGATATTCGACCGCGATGCGGGTATGCCCGTGCTCGAAACGACAGATCATGTATTTGCTCACGCCGATCGCCGCGGCGAGCGCCGCCTGCGTGAGCCCGCGGTCCTCGCGTATCTCGGTGATCCGTTTTCCGATCGCAGCGTTGCGCTCGCTGACAGTCGCCATGGCCGTGGGCTCCCCGAGCGGCCAAGTAAACGCTATCCACTTGGATAGGCATTGGAAATTTTTATAGGCAATTCCCCTAGTATCTAGCTCTTGGGACGAGTCCGCGGAACGGCCACAACCAATAGGCGTCAAGCCTTGATTTCCAGGCCGGCGTCACAATCTATTTACCTAGCAATATGGATAGCATTTGCCGGGCACCCATTTGGTATCACCCGGATTTATGAGGTATTTCTGCCGTGCTTTCATCACATGAGACCAGCATGGCTAAATCGCCGCGTGGGCGGCCTCGGTCGCGCGAGCTGACCGAGCAACAAATCATTACGCTGCGGATGATCTCACAGGGCAGGTCGACCGAGGAAATTGCCCGCCAATTTGGCGTCAGCGTAGCAACGGTGCGCTACCACATGCGCGCCATCTTGGCGAAGCTCCACGCCAACGATCGGGCGCACGCCCTCGCCATCGCCATGCGCGAGGGCCTGTTGCGGTGAGGGCAAAAAAAGCCCCCGCATTGCGCGAGGGCGAAAGCTGCCGTGGGTTTGGGTTGACGTGTGACTATAGCTTCGGCGGCGTCTGCCGGCAATCGCGAATGTCGCGGACGAGATTGGTGATGAGCTCGAGCTGCGACTTGTTGCGTTCGCTCGCATTGGCCGCGACCTCGCCGAGCACATAGGCGGCAAAGCCCAGAAAGCCGACGTTGACGACGAGCAGCGCGATCGCGAGCGGCGTCGATTTCATTGCGTCGAGCGTCGCCGTCACCGCCTTGCCCGCCTCCTCGACCGGAGCCATCGCTCTGCCCTCCTATGGGTACATCGCCTCTAGCGTATGCACCGCCCAGATCCCGGCCGCGAGGATCAGCACAAAGCCGACGATCAGGATCAAGGCATTGCGCCTATCGCGCGTCATGGCGGCGGCTTCGTCATCTTTGCGAGGACGTCCACCAGCGTCGGCCGCGCTTCCAGCTCCGCGACCTTGGAGGCCAGTTCTTTTATCGCCTCGATCAAGACCGCGACCATGTTTGGATAAGCGATCCCAAGCATGGGCGGTTCGCCGTCGATCGCGTTACCTTGCGCATCTTGCGGTTGTCCCGTATCGAAGACAACTTCCGGCAAAGGGCCGATCACATCTTGCGCCACAAGTCCGACTTGCCGCCTCACCGCATCCTGATGCCGGTAAAACACGCCTTGCAGCTTCGCGACGATCGACAATGCTTGCGTTATCGGCTCAATATTTGATTTGATCCGGCGATCGGAACCATTGACGATCGGCTGCGAGAACGCGGCAACGCCGCTCGACCTCGTGATCTGCAGCGGGCTCGCCAGATAGCCGCCAGCATCGCTATAGCTATTGATTACAAAATTCGATCCGGCATTGCCGCCGCTTTCCGCTGCCGCTGAACCGAGAAGCATGTTCCACCGCTCCGAGCCCGAAGTGGTGCCGGCAATCCCGCGCTGTTGCGAAGCCGGCCCGTCGATCGCGATGAATGCGCCGAGCACCGTACCGTCATAGCCGCTGAACCGCGCGAGCCCATTCGACCGTATGATCTGAAACGGTGCGCCGATCGGCGCGCCAGCATCGGTGTAGTTGTTGATGCTGAAATTCGATCCGGCGTTGGAACCGCTTTCCGCCCCTCCGTCACCGATCAGCATAGCCCAGCGGTTATTGGCCCCGACTTTGGCTTGGATCGAATGGCCGATGCCGGCAGTCGCCACTTGCATGGCGATCGTGCTGCCGCTTTGTAACGAGCCCGAGAATATGGCGGCCGTCCCGTTGAGCGTTCCGGTCAGCGTCCCGCCGATGAGCGGAAGATACGACCCGAGCGAGGCGGAAACCTGCGCCGCTGTCTGATACCCATTTGGGTTCGAGGCTGCATAGCGAGACGTGTCGCTTGGATGGATGTGATCCTCGCGGCTGAAATTGGTTGAGGTACCAACCGCCGCCGTGCTGTCCATAAGCGGCGGAATGGTTGAGGGCGAGCCGGCGCCGGCAACTCCTTGCACGCCCTGCGGCCCTTGAATGCCCTGCGGTCCTACCAGCGAGGTTCCGGCCGGCCACGCGCCACCGGCTTTCGGACCAAATAGAAAGTGGCTCGTCGTGTTGATGTAGAAATTGCCATCGACGCCCTGGCCCGAGCTCGGGTCGGCGGCGCTATACAGAATGGTATTGCCGGCAACGCCTTGGGTGCCCTGCGGCCCTTGCGGCCCAATCAGCGAGGCGCCGGCCGGCCACGCGCCGGCAGCCTTCGGCCCGAAAATATAATCGGTCGTTGTGTTGATGTAGAAGTTGCCGTCGACGCCGGTGCCGGCAACCGGATTTGTTGCTCCGTACAGCACCGTATTGCCGGCCGGCCCCGCTGGCCCCGGCACCGTGGATGCCGCTCCCGGACTGCCCTGTGGCCCCTCCGGCCCCTGCGGTCCCGCCGGCCCCTGCGAGCCCGAGGCGCCGGTGGCGCCCGGAGCACCTGGCGTGCCCTGCGGGCCTTGTATGCCGGCCGGCCCCTGCGGCCCTGGTACGGTCGAGGCCGCGCCCGTGGGGCCTTGCGGCCCCGGCGGCCCCTGCGGCCCCGGCGCGGTCGAAGCCGCGCCCTGCGGTCCCGCTGGCCCAACCGGCCCTTGAATTCCCTGCGGCCCCGGCGGCCCCGGCGGCCCGCCGAATGGCCCTTGCGGTCCAGGCGGTCCAGGCGGTCCAGGCGGCCCGCCGGCCGGCCCCGCCGGCCCCGGCGGGCCTTGCTCGCCGGTTGCGATCGTCTCCACGTCATCGGGCGAGAGCACGACGATGCCGGCCGCGGAGTCGGCCGCGATGACGATCGGGTAATCGGTTGTGACCTCGACTAGGCTCATCGCGTCGGCCCCGGATTGTTGACGAGCGTGCCGCTCCAAATCCTTGTCTTCAGGCCGCCGACCGTCATGATGTTTGATTGGTCATAACTACCCAGACCAAGACGCTCAAGCACGTCCTGGCCGATCCGCAGCGTGAAGAAGCCGTTGATCGGATCGGTCAACGTAAAGTCGCCGGTATCCGTCGCCAAGCGCAGCACCGCAGTTTCGTCCGAAGCGTGCCGCCGCAGCATCATTTCCAGCGAGGCGCCCGTCATGTTGATCGGCGCGCCGCTCGTCACCATGACGTACTGGAACAACTGATTGAAGTCGGCGTCGTTCTCGACGGTGATGTTGACGATCGCCATTGCAGAGCCGCCTCTTTACGGAAGCACGTTTGATATGGCGGCGAACGCTGCGTCGATCTCGGCCATCGTTGTGATGGTCCCGCCGTTGATGTCGGACAGCGTATTGCTCTCGCATGAGAAGCAGGACTGCACGAACGTCGCCATTTCCTGCAGGATGTGCGCAAGCCCCGGCTCGTCCAATTGTATGAACGTGCCATTGGCTAGTTTCCAATCGGTGATGTGCCCTGGATTTGCTATCGCATAATCGTGCGCGCTGCTAACCGTGTTGCGCGCCACGGGATCGGTCAGATAGGGGTTGCCGCCGATAGTGCATCCGCCGCTCGCCTTGTTGTAGCGCGCATATGCGGCATATGCGGCCAGGTCGATGAACAGATTGTAGGGTGTGAGCACGGCCTGCAATGCGGCATCGGTCTGGTTGCCGGCATTGTCGCGCGGCCAGATTGTCGGTGTATAGTTGGCGCTCCACGTCACATAAGCCGCGTCAGCGCCATCGACGATGATCTGCCTTGCGCTGGTAAAGACTCGGCCATCGTCGGCCAGCCAGTACCAATCAAACGGATCATAATATTGCATTTGCTTGAGCCTTCCGCTGCTGATCAGACATATTGGCCGCCGGACTGATTGGTGCCGGCAACGTTCCCTGGCAGATACGATGCGCCAGCTCCATTGGTATCAATCACGCCATTCGTGGCGGTAAAAAACTTTTGTCCGAAGACATTGGCTGCGCCGTTGATTGCCTGGTAGACCGGAACGATCGTTGATCCGCCAGTTGATTGGGCGAAATTTGTGATATTCACGCCCGCTGGGATTGTGAGCGTTGGGCCTGGAACCCCGGTCGTAAAAGTGAAACCCGACGAGGAATTCGATATGTGTGCTCTGGCATTGCCGGCAATCCGATCCGTACCAACAATGCTGATCGTGCCCTTTGCTGCTATCATATGCCCATCGAAACAATAACCAAATTCGTTGGCGCTTGTGGTGTCGCCCACCTGAATTTGCCCGCCGGGCGTCGACCAGATGCCGGCCCCAGGCTGCAAGGGACTCGGCGCGTCGCTTTCGTACCGGAAGCCTTCGAATATGTAGAGGCCGCCCGTGACAATCACGGCAGGCCCGGCATTGGCATGAATGCGGCAATTGGCGGGAACGGCAACATTTCCCGTAAAGCGTATGTTGCCCGAGCCGTTGACGGGAGGCAAAAGCACCTGACCGTAGACGCCATCGGCGACATTGATGGTGACGCTGAACCCATTGAGGTTGAAAAGAACCGCTTGGTTCGCCGCTCTCTGCAAGGTCTTAAATGGAGTCGAAGCCGTCAAACCATCGTTGCCATCGTTCCCGGTCGTCGTGTTCACGTAGTAGACCTTCGACGCAGTCAGCCGCATCGAATTCATGATGCCGAAGATGGCTTTCAACAACTGCGTCAAGTCAGCATTGCTCGGCTGCTGGCAGAGCGCGTTGGCATAATCATGATAGCCGTGATCAGCAGCCCATTTGATCACCGCAACGATCTCGCGTTGATCGTACTCGATCGACGCCGCCGGCGGGATCGAGCCCATCGTGCCAGTCGTCGGATTGCCGTTGATGTAAGCGGCATTAGGATCGGAAACCCCGTAGGGTTGATTGTAGAGCATCTACCTATCTCCTCTCACGGCGTCCCTTCCATCGGATCGCCCGGATCGCTCAAGCCTGAGTAATCGAAGATGATCTGCGTGTGCGCTGGTTTCCAACGGTTCAACAAACATTCGAGATCGTTCGCGAGCCCGATGCGCAAATGCGGATCGACGCCGGTCTGCCCCTTGGTGACACGGAACCAAACCAAGCTGGCTTGATCGACGTGAACCGTCCAATAGAAGCGATTTTCCGGCGGGCCGATCCCGTAATTCGGCCATTCCGAGAGCTCGCCGCCAGCCACGGGAACGCCCTTCGGATTTACGATCGGTTGGTTCCACTCGTTCATCATCGGGTTGGAGCCGTCGCCGTAGACACGATTGTCACCGCAGCGGTCGATGCCGACGACGAAAACGCGATACTCGCTGATGGTGATGTGGTAGCCGATCATTTCGGCTACCTCGATGAAAAACGCGCGCGACTGCCCGCCTTCCATCGTCATGCGCATCACGAGCGCGAGCTGCCGCTGCCCTATGGTCTGTGGGCTTTGGTAGCAAGGATCGGGAAGCCCGAAATTGCGCTCCCAATCCGGCAATAGCTCGATCGTCTGCCGTGGGTCGCTCTCGCGCTCAAGCAGATCGCCGGCGCGCCCGTCCACGAAGCCCCAATATTGCGATAGCCCGTCGCAGACGCCGAACAACACGCCGCCGAGATCGTGCTTGGGCCACGCCTGGCCTTGCGGCAAGAGCGAGAGAAAGGCTCGCGTGTAGTCGTCGCCGCTGCGGCGAATATGCCGGTCGGTCGGCAGCGGCTCTGCCCAGAAGCCGAGCGCCGTCATTGGTAAAGGATTGTCTCAAGGACCGCCATGTGGCCGAGCGAGGGCATCACATAATCGGCGGTCGTCACAAGCTGGAATGATTGGACGCTCGGCGCGCTCATGATCGCGTAGCTCACCCAGGACGCATAGATGGTCTGACCAGGCGCGGCCTTGGCGAACAGCATATCGCGGACGCTCTGCTCTATTTCGGCCTGCGCCTCCGACGTGTCCGGCTCGAGGTTTGCGATCGTGATGTCGATGAACTCCTTAATCGGCGCCACCACGTAGCAGTCCTTCACCGTGACCGGCCGCATCAGATCGATGTAAGTCGCCACCGCGGTCACGTCGTCCGGCGTCGGCCAGCCGTCATCGGCGGCGCGCAGATCATCCATCAGGAAGCGCGTTGTCATAGTCCCAATACCCTGCTCGGGCGCAGCCCAAGCGCGCGTCACGCCCGGCACCGCGAGCGCCCAATTGACGTAATCGGCCAGCGCGCCGCCCATCGGCGGCTGGCGAATGCGCAGCAAGATGCGGGCGCGAAGCTGGTCGTCGGTCTCGGTATCGACGCCGCCGGTGAGATGAACGACCGTCGCGGAACTATCGATGCCATTGACCGCCGGCGCGATCGTCAGCACCGCGCCGTCCACTTGATTGCCGGCCGAGCCGGGATCGAGCGCGCGGATCGGCCCGACGACCAGGGCCGAGCTCGAGCAAGTGATGTCCTGCGTCGTCTCGTAGCTGACCGCCGGCGTGCCGCCCGCCGAGAGCTGCGTCCCCATCGGGAGGAGCGCGCCATCGACGAGGCCCTGAAAGCTCGCGGTCCCCTCGGCCAGCGTCGCCGACTTGCGGCCGGTCGAGCCGTCGGCGTTCGTGAGCCAGATATCGCCGTGCCGGTCGAGCCATTCCGTCTCGGCGGTGTCCGGCATCAATTGCAGCGCGAGCCAATCGAGATATTGCAGATTGAGATGGCAGAGCGCGCCCTGCGTATCGGACATGACGCGCAAGACCGAATTCGGCACGCTCGCGTCGGCGCCCGGCAGCGAGCCGCGGATGAAATCGCGGACTTGGCTACGAACGGATTTGAGCGTCGGCGTTGACCACGGCATGCGGCGTCACTCGATGATGTCTTGCCAAAGAATTTGATAGCGGAGCTCGACCGCTGTGAACGGCCCGCGATAGAGGCGCACCAGGGCGTCGATGCGCTGGGTATCGAACCGCTCGACTTGCACATCCATCGACGTGCCAATCCGCAGCGAGAGGAACGGCTGGATTGCCTCTTGGATATAATGCTTGACGCGAACGAGCGTTGAGCCGACCGCGGCATTCGAGCCAGTGATCTTGGCGCGCTGCATCAGCCAAAGGCGCGAGCCTATCTCCCAGCCGCTCCATATCTCCTGCGCGTCGAGGTCGCCCCACCAGCCGCGGCGATCAGTCGAGTCCGGGTCGGGCAGCTCGTCGTCGATCGCGGCCAGGCGATCGGTGCCGAGCGCGACGATGACCGCGGTCGCGAGCGCCTCGGTATCGTCGAGCGTGCCGTCGCCGAGCAACAGCCAATCGACCGAAACCGATGTGCGGCCCGGAAAATCGGTGCGCTGGACAAGCCGGATGTCGGGCATCGCTTTAAGGCTTCGTGTCCAGCGAGGTCGGCGGCCCCGGCTTCGGCGCGTTGACCAGCACCGCATCGCTACCGTTTGGATCGGTGGTCATGCCGACCCCTTGATTGACGCCGTAGACGGGATGCGAGGCGCTCTCGGTGCCGAGCTTGATCTTGCCGATGAAGACCCATGTCTTGCTTTGGCCGTCGTAGTAACCGACCACGCTGTCGCCCGAGCGGAACTCGATGCGGCCCTTGCTGACGCGGATTTCGTGATTGACGCTCTCGCCTTCGTGCTTGAAGTCCTGTTGACCTTGCCCGCCGCTCTGGGCGCTCCCGCTTCCTCCGCTGGTATCGCGCGCGCTACCGATGCCGCCGCTTCCGCTGCTCGAGCTCGAGCCGCCGCCGCCGGAAACGCTGCCGCCTTTGCGTTGCTGCTTTTTCTTTTCGACGTGCCGGATCGAAACAAAGCGTTTGACGGTTTGTTGCTGCCCGCCGCTCGAGCCGCTTCCGCCCTGGCCGCCTTGGCTTTTCTGACTGTCGTCCGGCCCGTCGAGCGACAACAGGAACAGCCCGGCGCGGCGCAACAAAGTCATCTGCCCAAGATCGTCATATTGCGCGTTCTCGCCTTCCTTCAAACCCATCGGGCGATGCCGCCGGTCGTCCATGATGGCGCAGACCGGAAACGATCGGTTGCCGCCCATGAAGCTGACGAAGCCCTCGGCGGCTTCCTTGATCATTCCCTGCGCGTCTTTGGTAGCGGCGCGCACCACCGACGAGAACCCATAGTTTTGCGGCGACTCGACCTTGTCGCGCGTTTCGCCCTTCATAAAGTTGCCGGCCATCTCCTGCATCATTTTGCCGTCGTCGGCCCCGCTGATCATGGTGCGGGCGCCGCCCGACGAGTAGGCGCGGAAGCTGGTATTGAGCGGCGTAGCGCGGTGCATCTTTATTCCTCCAAGTTTGGCGGCGGCGGCTCGCTCGGCGATGTCGCCGCCGGCGCCGGCGTGGCATTTGGATCGGGCGCCTGCGGTGCGGTTGGATTGCTTACGTCAAAGTCGCCGGCATCCTTGAGCAACCACGGTGCGACCAGCTCGAGCGCGGTCAACGTCCCTTGATTGCGGTCCTGCGTGAACGTGATGGTCTTGATCTTGAGAACCATATTGAGCATCGCCATCGGCGAGTAGACGCTCACGTCATCGCCGGCGCGCCATAGCTGATGCGTGCCTGGCCGCATCCAGCCTTGCACGACGATGGTCGCCTCGATGATGGTGCCCTCGTGCCATATCGACTCGTTCTTGGCGCGCTCTTGCAGCTCGCCGATGCTCCACACGGGTTGCTCGGCCGGCGTCAGCACCGGCGAGTAGCGTTTCGCGGTGCCGGGATAGTGCGCCTCCTGCTCGGAAGCAGCCGCCATGTTCTGCGTGTCGCTGGCCGCGGTCTGGCCGCGGATAATGTAGTCGGTAAAGATGTTCTCGATCGAGATGACCGCCTGGCAACTTATGATGTTGACGCCTTCGACCAAGCTCGCGCTGATCGGCATCGTGTGGTCGTCGATGGCGAGGAAGTTGCCGTCTTTGTCGCTCCCCATCACGATGCCGCGCGGGCGTGCCAGGCGCTCGAGGAAATTCCAGATCGTTTCGCCCGGCTCGACCTGGCATTTGACGAACGGCTCCGCATTGACGTTGCCGATCGGTATGATCTTGATCCCGGTCGGCGCCAGCACCTCCTCGGCAATTTGCATGAACGACTTGTTGTCGAAGTTGCCGGTCTTGTGGATGACGCTCGCGCGCGCGGCGTACCACGTGACGCCGATGCCTTGGAATTGGATGCCCTTGGCTTCTTTCGAATAGGCGGTCTGGCGCGTGACGATGACGCCGGTGATCGCGAGCTCGTTGCCGAGATAGATCGCAGCTTCGTCGCCCGGCTTGAATTGGAGCAATTGCCAATCGGCCGGGACTTGCTCGATGTCCGCGGACGTGAAGCGGAACAGCGGATAAGCCTCGGCCCACCGATGCTGCACCCAAACGGATTTCCAGCTCTGGAACTTGCGGCCCTCGACGACGACGGTCGCAATCTCGTCCGGGTTGAAGATCGGCCCCGGAAGCTGATCGGGCGCGGGCGCGGGCGCGGACGCGGCGTCGTCGGCCATCTAAGCCGACAGCGCCAGGCCGGCCGGCGGCGCGAATGCGGGATGAACCACTTTATTTTCTTCTCTAAGCTCGTCGGCCCGGCTGGCGTCGGCATAGAGCCGATAGGCCATGACCAACGTTGGCATCGGCAGCGCGAAGGCGAATTGCAGAAGCCGCGGGAGCGGGCGCGCCGTCTCGACCAGATAAAACATGATGCTGGCGTGCAGCGAGACCATTGCTTGGAACGTCATCTGATCCATCGCGTCGGCGACCGCTTCCTCGACTTGCGCAAAGACCGTATTCATTTGCAGCTTGAGCGCGTCGGCATCCTCCCGGCTGGTGAAAGTCATCGCCGAGATCACGCGCCCCTCGGCGGCCAGGCACATGCCGATGATCGACCACTTGATGCGCGTCGCGCCGCTCATCGTGGTCGGCTCGGCGCCCGTCGAGACGCGCACTCGGGCGAGCTGCGGCTGCGTCACGCCGGCGGCGCGCGCGAGGTCGAAGCAATTGGCGAGATACGGCCCCGCGGCGTCGGCGCCGGTGAGCCGCATAGCATTCGCCTGCAACGCAAAGCACGCCAGACGCAGATCGGAGCCCGCGCGCCCTTGCGCCGGCACCGCGGCGACCAGCACGCCCAGGCTGCGCTGCAAGATGCCGGCGGCTTCGATCGCTTCGCTTTTAAGCATGGCCGACGCCCGATGGCGTCACCGCCGGTGCGCGCGGCGGCAGTCCGGCGAGCGCGCGGATCGCGGCGTCGCTGCCTTTCATGACCTCGAGCATGCGGGCGGTCACCGCCTGCGATTGATTGATGAGCTCGTCGCGTGAGTCGGTCGGCGCGGCGCCGGGCGGGTCGCCCCACTCGACGAAAGTCATATCAAACGTACAATAGCCGCCGAGCTTTTGCTCCTCGGTCCAACGGTATTGCGGGCAGACCACCAGCATCGGCGGGATAGTCGGCAATTGGAGCACGCCCTTGCCTTCCTCCTCGAGCGCGGTGAACAACAAATCGCGCGCGATCCGGTAGTCGCGGTTATAGAGCGGCTCGCCGGTGTTGACCGGATAGACGATGCAATAGCCGCGCACCGAGAATTGCCGCGTCCGCCGGCCCATGTCCTCCGGGTACGGTAAATCGCGCTTGGGGAACTCATGCACGACGATCGCGCGCCCGCTCTCCTTGCTGCCGGCCTCGACGTGAAAGAACGCGCCGCGGAAAGACGCCGGCAACAGCTCGTCGCGCCACTTGGTATTTGGTAGGTCGGTGATCAGCATCGTCCGCTATTCCTGATACTGCGAGGCCATCGACGAGGCCGCCGGCTCCATCTGGGTCTGGCGCGTAACCTCGGTCTTCTTGAACAGCCCGCCGCCCTCGGCCCCGACCTTGGTTCCCCGCGGCGCGTTGACGTGAACCGATAGCTTGCCGGTGCCTTCGACCTTCTGCGCCATTTGGTTGTCGAGCGCGGCGCGCGAAGCACCCGTGCCGAAAACCCAATCGTCGGCCTCCTCTTGCGATCTTATTGTGGGCTGAGAACCGTCATCGGCCGTATCGTCCGCCGCCTGTGATCGGCGGCGGCCGGCAAACGCCTGCGAAGTAAAAGAGTTGCGCGGTGCTGCAACATTGCCGGGCGCCGGGGCTGCGGCTGCATCCCTCGCGCGCTGTTCTGCCGCCCATTTGCGGCCTTCCTCGCCGTGAGCCGAAAACCAAGCGTTCTCAACTTTGTGCATCCCCCAATATTTGGGGTCCGCCATATACTTGGCGAAGTTAGGATCGCCCGCCATACCTTGGTCGGTCGAATAATCAGTGATGTTTGATCCGGCATAGACCTTTGCGAGCGCCGCATTGCCTTCCGCTGCGGTTTTTGCGGAGATGTTTCCACTGATCAAGCCATGCCGGACCGGACCATACTGCCCAGAGAAAAGCGCCTTCCTTATCGTCTGATGGCGCATGGCCGCCATATTCATCAATTGTTCCATGTTTGATTGGATGCCGCCTTCGTGTTGCATCGCGTCGATGGCAAAGGCTTTTAGTTTTGGATCAGCATCTAATTCCTTCTGAAACTGTGCGCGTTGCTCGGCAAGAGTTCCGCTTGAACCGCCGCCATCATCTGGCCCCGTCGTCGGAAGAGCACCCTTGGGGCCGCCTCCAAAGCGACGACGCAGAGCACCGCCTGGATAGGTGACAGTGCCATCACCGCCATCACCGCCGCCGCCGCCGCCGCCACCACCACGAGGGCCGCCGCCGCCGCCGGCTCCGAGCCCGCCGCCGCCGCCGCCGAAGCCAGGAAGGCCGCCGAGGCCGCGCATTGAGGCACCGAGCCCAGGGAGACCGCCCATTCCGCCTGGATCGACGAGAGCGGCGGGATGCAACATCTCAAACAATTGGTCGTTGAGCTTTTGGAGTTGCTTAGTGTTGTCTGCGGTCTCGCGCGTGTTGTTGTCTTCGGTCGACTCGCCGCCGCCTCTGCCGCCGCCAAGTGGGACGACCGCTTCCGGGCCGCCTTCCCCGATCATCGCAAGCGTCGGCTTGGTGACGATGCCGCCGTGTTGGAGCTTAGGGACATTGCCGCTTTGAAAATGATCGCTCCACCACTTCGCCAATGGCGCTTCACTGACGCTGCCAGGGTCGAGCGCCTTATGTTGCTCGATCACCTTCGGATCAAACGGATTGAGCTTGTTCCAGAACCCCTCGGGCGAGGGATGCTCTTTCATTACTTCGGACGCCTTATTGGATTGCGTTTCCCAGCGTGCGAGCACGCCCTCGATGTATTTCATCGCGTCCATCAGCGGACTGCCGCCGAGCGTCTGATCCCACCAAGCCGCTTTGATGTGCTCCCAATGCTCATCGATCAGGCGCGATGTCGTGAGATAGTCGTCGGCCGCCTTCTGGCGATCGGCCTGAATTTTCTTTTCCTCCGCGGACACCGCGGGCAAATCCTTTTTCAGCCGGTCGAGGTCGGGCATTCCGAGCTCGGTTTCAAACTTGCGGAACGCCTCGGCGCCGCGCTGCTCGCCGAACTTTGCGATAGCGTTCCTTCTGATGTTCTCGAGACCCTCGCGCAATTTGTTGGCGAACTTCGTCGGGTCTTTGATCTCGGTCAGTTGCGCGAGGTATTCCTGCATCGCGCCGGCTTCAGCCGAGCCCGGCTTCTGGCCCTCCATCATCTTGCGCCGGAACTCGCTGTTGGCGCGCGTGATGTCAGACATGATGTGCGCCAGACCTTGCAGGTCGCGCGAGGCGTCCTCAACGCCGGCGAGCTTGAATTGCTCCTGAAATACCTTGACGAACGCTGGATCAAATCCGGTTTGCTTGCTCAGGACACCGATGCGCTCCTGCACCTTGGCGAAGTCATTGAGCGCATCGAGCGCCTTGTCCGCCGCATAGCCGACCGCAATTAAGCCGGTGGCGATGCCGCCGATCCCGCCGATGAACGGGACCATGCGCTTGGCCGCGACCTCGAGGTCTTCCGAGAACGGCTTGAGTCCCTTTTCCCGCGCGTCCCGCGCCTGGCGGCTGAACCGCTCAAGCTGTGCTGCCGTCCCGCCGCCGCCGAGCGCCTCGATCTCCTTGCGCATCTCGCGCAATTTCTCGACGGTGTTCCCCTCGACCAGCGTTACTTTGATTTGTAGTTCTTCGGTTTCAGCCATCGTTCAACGATCCTCGCGGTCGGCGTTTGCCTGGCGCCTAAGCTCGCCGATGCGGTGCGTATATTTGAGATGCGTCTGCACATGCGAGATCGGCATGGACAGAAAAACGTCCGGGCATTGGTGATACCAACGCGCAAGCCAGTAGCAATCGAGGACGAAGTTTTCGCCGGCGTCGGTGCCTACCAGGCCGCCGGCTCCGGCAGAAAAAAACCCCGCAGCCTAAAGGCGCAGGAAGCAAAGTCGCGCGGATCGAGCCGCTCGACCTCGGGCGTGAGGATGCCGCCGAGCGTCGCCACCATCGCCGCCATTTTTCGGTCGTCGATGATGATTTCCCAATCGGCATCGATGCGGCACGGGTTGCCGTTGCGGATGATGTCGGCCGCGGTCGGCTCGCGGAACGAAATCTCGTGGACTTCCTCGTTCTTATGATTGCGGATCGGATGATGGAGCAGCTTCACCTTGATCGGCCAGGTCTCGACGCGCGCCGGCGCCGCGGCCGGCGCGGCTTCCGGCGCCACCGGCTGCTCGGCGACGAACCCTTCGCGGACGGGTATGTTCATGCGCTCACCACGAGCTCTCGTCGCATTGCACGCCTTCCCAGCGGACGCGCGCCTGGCCGTCGCGGGTATTGATATCGAACCCGGCTTTGCACGACGCCTGGATGAGCGTGTACTGCTTGCGGTTGGCGAGCTGCGCGATGACAGTCACGTCGGTTTCCGCCTCGAGCGTTTCCATCAGCAAGTCGGGCGTGGTCGAGATGTCGCCCTCGATGTAGGGAACGCGCGGCAGCTCCTGATAGCCGTGGACGCGGTCCTGGCCTGCGATCATGGTGCGCTCGACGTTGCTCGGCGAGACGGTGAAGTT